CCGCTCCGTAAGAGTTTTGTGCAGCTAACATATCGTCAATTTGGAATCCGAAGTTACGGTTAACAAAGACAACGTTCTCTTCAATAGCTCCTTGCTTGTCAAGTCTGCTTATGATAGAATCCCATCCCGCTAAATCTACCGGAGGGCCTCCTGTCCAAACGTTTCCACGCTTATTAACTACGTAGAATACACCTTCAGAACCTTTGTTTCCTGCAGATGTAGCAGATGTAAGAGCGGCTACTCCTGAACCTACTTCAGCAGGAACTGCTTCAATCATTGCAGTCTCCAAGTAATCGTCGAAACGAAGACGAGTCTCATGCTCAGACTTTAGGTACCATAGGTATCCGTTAGCTCCATTCTCTGTAGTTACTTCTACCCATCCAATCTGTGCCATATCAGAACCTGATACTGCATACTTATCTTTAATGATAATAGGTGAGTTATTGAAGAATACATCGTCAGCTTCTAAAGAACCATCCATTGCTCCTGAACCTTTTCTGAACTCAGAACCATAGATGAAAATAGTGTACAAAGTACCTGTAGATGCATTATTTAATCCGTCTGCGTTATAGAACGATACGGTAATTGTTTTTGCAGCGGTATCTGTTATAATACCTTTTACAGACTGAGGAGTACCTGTTCCATCTTGAGACTGAATAAATACAGTCTGACCTTTACGCATAGCTTGCTCTGATGTAGAGCCCGCACCTATAGCAGGGTCAAAGTTAGAATCCGGAATAGCAAATACAGAAGAATCTACTGCACCTCCCGTAGAAGATGTAGTACAAGCAGTATACTTGATATGTAAACGTCCTTGTTCTGCCCACTCGATGCGGTCAGAGTTAGAAGGCATCTCAGCTCCTACCATACGTAGGAAAGAAGCGAGTGTTCGGTTACCGTAACGTTCAAATTCTTTCTCGTATGTATCAGGAAGATACTGATTCAAGAAATCGAAGTTGGTAATATAATTTGTTGACAACGGCACCTGTTGGGCACTCGGTTGCAACGCAAATGTTGGGTCGGTTTTTACGCTCATAATAGTTTTAAATTAATAAATAATTAAGTAGTACGTCGTGCACTGCTTATTTTTAAGCCTCGTCCTGACTCAGGGTTTACAGAACGAACTTGCATGCCCCCCTTAGAAGCTGAATTTTGTGGAGCACCACGTTCAGACATATTGATATTTTTTGTCTTACGCATAACTCCATCAACTGCCTCCGCTTGACCTTGTTCATAAAAGAACTTGGCAAATTTATCGGGGTTCATTGCTATCGCTAGTGACCTGTGGTAACCCACGGCATCCTTGACTAAGCCTTGCTCATCTACGTATCGGTTTATCCAATTCATAGGTGTTTCCTGTTGCTTCTTCAATTCAGTCCTATCTCCGGGAGAAAATGTGTAGGGTTGGTCGTTTACATTGAACTCAAAACCTTTGAACTCACTTCCAAATACTTCGTTTGTTTTTTCGTCAAACCAAGTCTTTCTACGCATTTGCTCTTCCTGAGCAGTCTTCGCGTTAGCGGTATATTGCTTATACTCAGCATACTCTTCGGAATTTTCTAAAGAAGGCGACCCAATAGACTCAAGGGGAACGCTGTATTTTTCTTTAGCATCTTCGAAGTATCTCTTCGCTTTTGCAATAGTTTTCTTTTTTGCTAGTCGGATTTTTCTAACGTCACCCTCATCATCGAGGTCTTCATCAAAACTATAATCCTCCATCATAGCATTTATATCTTCCTCATCAAGTCCTTCTTCCGTTGCCGTTAGATATTCCTTGATAAGATTTTCGGGATTCATAGTGTCATAGTCTTTGTTTAATTGAACAAAGTCTTTTACACCACGGCCCGTTTCTTTTTTATACTTAAAGAACGCTGACACCTCTTCGTCCATTTCTCCGGACTCTTCTCTCGCCTCTTTTAAATCGTCTAGAGAGTTTATATTTCTTCCTAGTCTATCGCTAATAATAGATAGAAGTTCGCTTTCTTCCATCTGTGGTTTCTCTATTACAGGTTCTACAACCTCTTCAGAAACTACCTCTTCAGGAGTACTATTTAAACTTTCCTCATGCTTTTCAAGCAATGAAGACTCAATTTCGGCAGCAGACTTTTGCTCACCTTCTTCTACAAGACGTACTTTCATTTCCATATGATTAGATTTTTCTCAAAGTTACACTAAAAATATTAGAGAATTAGACCTATCTTGGATTGAACTCCGCAAGGTCAAATCCATCTAAACTATCTTCATTAGATTCAAAACTCTGTGCAGGTAAATTATTCTTCCTTTGGTTGATAAGTTTAGACTGTTGAGTATTCTGTTGGCTAATCCTATCAGACTTTGCTTCTTCTTTTTGAGTATCTCTAGTTTGGATATTACTTTCAACCATACCCTTCACTTGCATCTGATACTGAAACTCAGTTTCCATAAGCTGTTGCTTAAGTTGAGCCTCGTTATTCATCTTCTCAATATCAAAAGCTACCTCAGCTTGTTTGAGCTGCATCTTACCTTGAATCTCCATTTGACTCTGCTGCATAGCTAACTGCTGTGCCATCTCTTGAGATTTAAGAGCTTGTTGAGATTGCATAGCTTGCTGTTGCATCTGCATCTGCTCCTCTCGGTCTTGTTTAGCTATACGCTTCATTTTAAGAAGTTGGTTAGCTAACTTAAGGTTACGTATCTCACGTATATCAATAGCGTCTTCAAGGTTGATATCTCCTTTAGAAAGTGCCATATTTATATTGGCTTCAAGTTGTGCTTTCTGTTCTTCGTCAGGAGCTATCTCAATAAAGATTCCAAAGTCATATATATACAAGTCATTAATATCCTGAAGGATACTAACGTTATATTTTCCAATCTGATTGGCAAACTCTTCTTTAAAGTCAGCATACTGTAGAATATCTGATACCCTATACGTTAAGCTTTCAGCTAAAGTCCTATACATATATAGGCTTGCATCTAAGATATGTCGTGTAGCAGTATTAGAATTTAAAGCAGCTAATTTCTGCACTCCAACTAAAGAGTACGGGTCAGGAGTAGAACCATCACGAGCTTCATTAAGTCCCGTAACATCACGAATCATCTGTAAATAATGATTCATATTTTGGATAAGCATCTGTGCTTTACTCGCTCCTGAACTAGCTGTAAGCTGTGTGATAGGAACTTTCGCTTGGTTGTAATCTCCCTCCTGAGTATAGCTTCTTCCAATAACAGAACCTGTTTGGAAATATAACCTTAAAGCATCCTCAGGGTTATAGGCATTACCCGTACCTAAATCCACTTCGTTTAGTCCGTCAGCATCTATATATACTCCGTCAGGAACTACTCTAGAAATTACTTGCTGTAGCTTTAAGTGAGTTATCTGAATTAAATCAGCAAAAGGTATCATCCTACGAGTTAAAGACTCTATAACTCCCTTATACATACGAGGAGCCGAAGCCACATAGTTAGGTATAGCATACTGCGAAGCTGACTTAGGGCGAACCATATTTTCTGCTGCTTCCCACTTAAGAACAATATTTGTTCCCATAACCATTACTCCATCATACCATACATCAATTGTTTTTTCAATCTTTTCAAAACTACCGTCTTCCATCATCTCTACAGGTGGATTGAATTGGTCGTCTTTTTCAATCATCCTAGAGCCACCTCCTTCTAAATTTTTCTTTTTATAGACAATCTTTTTAGTGGTCTTGTAGTTAAAGTACATCAAAGTTGTAGTATCACGATAGAATATATCGTTGTCATAATACTGAGCTACATTATAGTAGTCATACCAACTTTGCCCACTTTGTGAAATCTCCTCTAAATCTTCTTTAGTTAAGGTAGGGTCAATTTTTAAAAGCTCTGTAATAGGAAGAGTTTTAATCTCACCCCAATAGAAACAGTCTTTAAACTGTGGGTCTTCTGTGTAACTATAGACCACATTCGCAGGGTCTACATAACTTAACTTAACTCCTGTGCCGGGTAAAAATTCGTGCTTAGATACCGATATGCCTAAAACTGTTAAATCATAGTCTAATCGTCTCCTAATGTCGTCATAGTGATTTGAATCAAAAATAGTATTTATAGCTTCCTCCTCTGCAATTTCAATAGCAGGTTTATAATTAAGCTGCATATATAACTGTAGTTCTTCATCGGAAGTAGGCAACTCTTCAGGAGGCATCACAAAAGTATCTACCCCTGTTTTTTGTTGAATAGTTTCAAGTATAGGTTTAGCGGCCATCTGACCCTCAATCATATTCTGATACTTACTTCTTTTAGATTGAGACAATGCATCTTGAGCATATGCTTTAACTTTAAATAAGCGTTCAGACATACCATTAACAACGATATCCACAAACTTAGGAAGGATAGGTACAGGGGTCCAATCTAAATTTAGATAAGATAAATCTCCATCAACGGCAAGCTCGTTTTTGTATTTTGCAATAGACTGTTCTCCACGAGCATACAGACGCAACCTATTGAAATCACGTGCTTGGGTATAAAATCTACATTGATTACTCGTTTTTTTAAACCACTCATATTGAATAGCTTGACCAATCTGTAGTCCAAATTCCACTGTTGCTTTCTCTGCGTCAGACACAAATTGGCTAGGAAAACCTGCAGATGATATGTTTACTTTGACATTTTTCATCTAATTATCTCACTTGTTGTTCCATGATTTTTATACTGAGCGAAGGTAAGGCTTAATTTTTTCGTCTTTTGTACAGGAGTGTATAGATGTTTTTGATTTGCCATAATAGCTAGTCCTGAACTAATAGTAGCGTCATATGCCGTTCTATTACTTATATCAAACTTGGCCCAATCCTCAAGTGTTCTTACAAAAGGCATAGTACCCATGTCATCAGAATCTCTAAACGTACCTTCTAAATCTAATCCTATATGTTTCTCTATATATGACTCTATAGCTGAGGCATGAGCTTGTTTTATATCCTCCGAAGAGTTGGGCATCCCTCCTAACTCTCGCTCAGTTTTGGAGAGTTTATTAAAATGCTTATCAGGACGATTCATACAAAACCCTCTGTACCCTCTATTCTTAAAGTGATAAAGCAATCTAGGTTTGTTATTCTCTATAAGGATAGGCATCCCATAAAAGACACAAGCCATAAGGACTTCTTCGAAAAATATCTCTGCCGTCTGAGGTCTCGCTACATACTCTAAAAAAAACTCATTGGTAGGAGCTTCGTCCATATGAAACTTTGTCATTCCGTGAAGAGCTCCATTAGAGCCTCCCCCTCCTACTACTCCTGATATATCGTAAGAGTCACACCCAAAAGACCCAAGGTGTTCATTACCGGGGTATTTAACCGCTCCCCTTGTTTCTACTCTATTTTGTAATGTAGGGTTAGGAGTCCATCCTACTTTAAACCTACCTCTATTGTCAGGATAGAAAACTACTTTAGAATCTATCTTTCCATCTTTCCATCCAAAAGACCCTTGAGTAACATACTGTTCTCGGATTAAAGACTCAGCGTAGTCTAACTGCTGATAGATTTTAGTGAGGTTAAATAAAGAAGACTTACTCTCATCCCTAAAAGCATGCGACTCTGTACGAGGGAACTGTCTATAAAATTCATTTAAAGCGTCAGGGTCGTTCTTTAAAGACTCTACCTCAGCCTCCCAATATGTTAACGCTCCCGACTCAATCATTAAATCATCTATGCCTTTAACAGGTTTGATAGGTTTATCTACTACAGGCTCTCCAAATCTGTCAATAAACCCCTCCATATTATATTCCATAGGGATAAATAAAGAGTATAGTCCACTTTTAGTCTGACCGTTTCCGTTACGATTTTTTGCATTTGAGTCTTCATATAACTTCTTAAAGTTATCTCCTCCTTTGCTTAAGGCGTTAGAAGTAGAACCCATCAAACACTTTCCTATAATTCGGCTACCTAAACGTAGACATGTTTTTGTAACACGCCAATTGTTTAAGATATTATTTGGCTTTATCCATTTACCGCTCTCGTCATGTACAAGAAGTAAGAGCTTCTCTCCATCGTAGGAGTTATCGTCTGTATTCTTCCAATCAATAGTGGTATCCAATCCATCTAACTCATCAATAGATAGTAGATGCATATTCTTTTTTGTAATCTTAGAGGCAGGTATCCTAAACGCTAGTTCAGTCTTAGGTTTGTCCATACCATCTTGTATAGGCTTAAAGAAAAATGGCAACCTATTGGCTATAGGAACAACTTTATCTGTAAACATCTTCTTGGCATCAGAACCTGTTTTAGAAAGTATACCTACCCTAGCGTCATTAGCTAAAGTCCCGGTATTTACACACTCTGAAGACCCCATAAAAGAAAATCCTGAACGCCTAATTTTTAAGTACGACATCCCAAAACATCGGGTGTCAGCTTTACAAGCTTCCCAATATATAAAGAATATCCTATTAGCTTCACGAAAGTCAGGAAACCCTACATCTATGGTAGCCCACTGTAGATACATATAGTGAGCACCCGTCATATAAGTGGGTATACCGTTATTCATAAACCAATGGCCATGCTCTCTTTGGTCAAACTCTGCTTCGATATAATCTATCCACCTATCCTTAAACGCAGATGGCATATCATTCCATTGGAATATAGAAGCTATTCTAGAGAGAGGTTTAGGTAATTCAACACGCTTCCAATACTGTAGTTCTTTTTTACTTTCTGCAGGTATCTCTTTAGGTGCGAGAGGAAGTCCAATATTTATTCCTGATACATTTATTATTTCCCCAAGCTGACCTGTTGTGGAGATAATTATAATGTCATACTTAGGATTATATCCATACCGCCATGTTTTTGCACGGTTCTTATTGGACATAACATTAGTCGGAACTAATTTATGTACCGTCGTATATAGCTTATTTTTTAGCTCTTTGTTCTGCAAATCCCTGTTTACTATCGGTGCGACTTCCGCTACTACTTGCTAAGTTAATGTTTTCTTGCTCCACTTCTATCTTAGCTAAGATATCGAATGCGTCAAATATACAAAGTTTCTTTGTTGCAGCTGCGTTTTTCAATCTATCTGCCGCTAACTCATCTTCCGGGTCAGGTTTTATAATATCCTCTAAAGCGACCTTAATCAACTGTTCTACAGCACGTTTCCCTGCTGCAATTATCTTTATCTTAAGTTCATTAGATTCCATTTGCCATAGTTATCTGATGGTCATATATCCTATACAACTTCTCTCCATCAATATTAAATGCATATTCCGAATCAGGGGTGAAAGATATCTTAGTTCCTTTTTTGACTCCTTGACTAAGGAGGTATTTATTGGCGTATACCATCTTCCCCATAAGAGGTTCTTCAGTGCCGGGTTTAGATAACAAAGATTTCTCTATAGGAATTGGTTTAACGAAACAAAACCTATCATGCGAATGCCATGAGCCATCTTGCTTATATAAGAAAAATTGGTCTGCATCCACAAAGAAGAGGTCGTCACGGAAAAAACTCTTCCCGCTTTTTCTTTTACCCTTTATATCGTTATAGAACTTAAAGACATTGTGGTGTACAAGCAAAGTGTCTCCTATTTTAATAGGACCACTATACCCTATAGGCAATTCTTTTACTATAGCCTCACGATTGGATGCGGAAGCATCTTCTTCTGAACTGCTTATAATAAGGTCTATCCCTCCAATTTTTTTCGTATTGGAGTAACGCCTACCTAAAGAAGGTTGGACGATAAAATTAAAAGGTGATTTCATTATGAACCACAGCCAATACATTCAATAGGAGAGTGACCTGTAGGGGTAACTCCGTCTAGCTTCATCTGTAAAGCATGGATTTCGTCTTGTATAGCTAACCGTATATTAAAATCTTTAGTCTCCGCTTGTGTGAGTTTAAGGACCTTAATTCCCGTTTCTAATTTATCTCTCTCAGTTCTTTCTTTAATCATAATTAAAAGTTTATGTTGTACTCAATAGAAACAGGCATCGTCTCACGAAACTCTTTCCACAAGACAACAGTCTTCTCTCTTTCTATCCAAATTAAAATTGAATGGGTATCTTCTTCGTGCCTTATATGATGAATCTTATATGCTCCGCTTAAAACAACTTGCCCTACAATATAGTGCATAGCTCCACCTTTATAGTCAGGTCCTACAGATATTTTTCGAATATCTCGGTTCATACCAAGGTTGCAGAGATGTTATAGTGTGTAGCAGTAACATCATTTGTACTAGCAATGGTCATAACCTTTACTGATATAACATCATCTGCTAAAACAGTATTAATAGTTTGTAAACAAACCGAAGCAGGTACTGTAGTTGATGGTATCATTATCTTCTGACGAGTTCCTGCTATCTCTGTGTCATTTTTAAATAAAGCAATATTTATTACGGTATTCATTGACGCTAAAATATTAACAGTAGATATAATATTTGTTACCTGACTTGCCGTTCCACTATAAATAATTTTATTTACATCAACTCCGGTTCCAACAGCCCATAGTTTAGATACAGAAGTAACTAAAGTTCCTTCTAAAAAATAAAAAGTACTTGCTTCTGCTATAGGGGTTAGCGTAGTAGCATCAACAGCAACAGCGGCATTTATATACCCTCCCGATGTAGCCAAACTAATAATACTAGCAATAGTATAATTTTTGGTTATATTATAGTCTTCACTATCGGTTCCAATAAGTAAATCAGCTGTATCTACAACTGTATCAATTGGGTATGTACTAATCCGCGACATCTTCTTTTTGTGTTATTGCTCCTGTTTGAACATTAACACTAACATCCTTGCCATATTTTTCTACAAGTTTCTCTTCCATACCTGCAAATCCTGTTTTAGTAGCCATAACCGCATCTAAAGCATCTTGTTGAGCCATAGTCGCGTCAGCGAGTTGAATTTTAGCTTGGTTAAAAGCAGAGAGAAGCTGTTGTAAAGATGTAAGTTCTTCAGCAGTAAGTTCCTTTTCAGGAGACATTTTAATTGTATCAGACATTATAATAGATTTAATTTAATTTAGCTCAAATATACGACTTTATTTCTTACGATTCTTACCCATTACGATAGCTTGAAGAATACGAGAAAGGACATTTACAATCTTATCGTCCTTCTTTGTTTCAGTCAAGGCTGTTAAAGTACCCGCTGCAGTAATAACGGCCAAGGCAATTACTGACCAATTTAATGTTACAAATTCCATATTAATTAATTTAAGAAGCCGAACTTCTCCTCTACTGAGAAAGAAGGACATGCTTTGGTTGAAAATTCATTATGCCCATGGATGGACAATTCTCCAAATATAAGCCTTAAACTTTTAACTATTTCTACAAAGGCCATCTCTTGAAGAACCGTCATAGTGTCTTTAGGCTCAATAGAGGCATCTACACCACCGATATAACATATTCCGATGGAATCCTCATTCTCTCCGGATACGTGAGCACCTTGCACCTCTATAGGGCGTCCTATCTCTGTCTTGCCATCAAGGTGGATGACGTAGTGATATCCAATATCTGACCACCCTCTTCCCTGTGGAGGAGGGTCTGAATGCCATCCTCGGATAGTTTCTACACTAACCTCCCTTCCTTCAGGGGTAGCAGAGCAGTGTAGGATAATTCTTTTTAAGTCTCTCACTTTTTCCTAATTCCCCTTTCCGCAAGCAAAAGTTTTATCTCGTTCATCCCCTCTACTAGAATATCTAAAGTTTGTTCCACCTTAGTTTCAGATTTCTCTAAAGAGAATAAACGAGATTTTATTTT